GATTTGACATAATATAATAATTATATACTAATATTATTATTATATACTAATATTATTATTATATTTTTACAATAAATTTTAATTTATACTATGTTTTAAAGCTATAATAATCAGTTGACACTGATCTTGTTGCATAAGAATATTGAGGATTTTGTGGAGTTGGATTAGAAATTGTTACAGGTTGATTACGTAAAGAGGCAGGTTTCAAGGAAAATGAATATCCACTTTGATCAAAAAAACCAGTATTTTCCATCAAAAAATTATCAACTAATTGATAACGCATTGCAACCATTTGACAACCATACCCGCGACATAATAAGCCACTTGGATTTGAAGGCGCGCTTCCTGTATCAGGAATTACAATTGTCATTCCAGTTTTATTGTAATTTGTTAGCTCTTGTGTATCAGGGCTATTTTTAACATTATAATAATTATATTCTCTCATAAAAATTGAATTACTTGTTAAATTAATATACTCTAAAAGGTCTTCATTTTGTAAAAATGAATTATTTGTTTTATCAACAATTAAAATAACTTTATTTTGGAAGGATAAAAGTGGATTTAAACCTAAATTTTTGCCGGAATTTTCAAAACTATAATCCATTCCAAGCATTAAATTAGGATATGACTTAAATATAGTTGCTAAATTAGAATACATTTTTTGATTATTACTTTTAATTCTTAAATGAATAATTAATGGGTCAGTAGGGTTCGGACAAGTTCCACCAGAAAACGCATAACCATTGATTGTGTCCATTACAGTGCCAAATGGAACTGAATTAAATGTTTCCTTAATGTAGTAGCTATCTGAAGTAGATGTAGCAACAACCGGTTGATTATCAATTGAATAAATTTCAAAGTCGAGACAACGAACGCCTTGATTAATAACAGCCTTTAAAACGTTGATGTCAACAAAATCATTTTTATAGCTGCCTCCTGAGCACGCATTATATGCTGTTTTAATGTAATAATCGCATAAATTGCCGCTACAATCTGGGTCAGAAGAAGTAATTGCTCTTATATTACCATTGATTGATGGATATAAATTATTCATATAACTTACTTCACCTCTCTCTAATTTACTTAAATAAATCATATAACCAATAAAAATAATTAATATAATAAATGTAAAAGCAATGATAGCATATGATTGAAAATCCTCATCTAGACCTTTTATTGCGCTTAAATAATCTTTTGGTTGACTTGACATAAATATCTAATATATCTTATTATTTTTATTTTAGAAATAAAAATAATATTATGATGAAATTAAGAATTAAAAAATAAATATAATTATATACTAAATATGCCAGGCGGATTAATGCAACTTGTCGCTGTTGGACAGCAAAATGTAATTTTAAATGGAAATCCTCAAAAAACTTTTTGGAAATGCACTTATAAAAAAATAACGAACTTTGGTAAGCAAAATTTTCGCCTTGATTTCGATGGAACTCCTTCTCTCAGTCTTAATGGTGAATCTACCTTTAATTTTAAGGTCAAACGCTACGCTGATCTTCTTATGGATTGCTATATATCAATAAATTTACCTAACATATGGAGTCCTGTTATGCCTCCTCAAGCAGTTCCTCAAGGCGACGGTAGCACTGTTTATACAAATTGGGCTGGTTATGATTTTCAATGGATTGAGAATTTGGGTGCTCAAATTATTAGCCAAATCACAATTACATGTGGTAATCAAAAACTACAACAATATTCCGGACAATATATCTTAAATTCAGCAAGACGCGATTTTTCTAAAACAAAACTCGAATTATTTAATGAGATGATAGGCAATGTGCCGGAACTTAATGACCCTGGAAATTCCGGCGCTCGTGTTAATGCATATCCAAACGCATTTTATACAACAAGTCCTGCCGGAGCACAGCCATCAATAATGGGTCGCACACTTTACATTCCTTTAGGCGCTTGGTTTAACTTAGTTACAGAGCAAGCATTTCCATTAATCGCGCTACAATATAATGAGCTACAAATAAGCGTTTCATTTAGACCTGTCAATGAATGGTTTACTATTAGAGATGTTATGGATTATACAAACAATTTTCCAGTAATTGCACCGAATTTTAACCAATTTTACCAGCAATTTTATAGATTTTTACAAACGCCTCCTGATGAAGAATTAGGTCCTACATCTTATGTAGATACAAGAACTAATTGGAATGCGGATATTAATTTAAATTGCACTTATTGCTTTCTTTCCAATGATGAAGCAGAGATATTTGCTAAAAACGAACAAAAATATTTAATAAAGCAAGTTTATGAAAAACCATATTACAATGTAACAGGGCAAAATAAAATCGATATTGATTCAATTGGTATGGTAATCAGTTGGATGTTTTATTTTCAACGCAGTGATGCTAATTTACGCAATCAATGGTCAAATTATACAAATTGGCCATATAATTATATGCCGCAAGACGTTACACCGGCACCAACTGCTGGAGATTTTCCAAATCCGGCACCATCTCCACCAAACCCGGCACTTTTAGGTCCAGGATTAAATCCTGATGGTACTCTTAGTGGTCTTTATATAACCGGCATTTATAATCCTCAAAACTTGAAGCAAATATTGGTTTCGTTAGGAATATTATTGGATGGACAATATAGAGAGAATTTATTGCCAGCAGGCGTTTACAATTATGTTGAAAAATATACAAGAACCGCTGGCGCAGCACCAAATGGATTATATTGTTATAATTTTTGCCTCGATACAAGTCCATATTCAAAACAACCATCAGGAGCTATGAATATGAGTAGATTTACAAATATACAGTATGAATTTACAACAATAACGCCACCAGTAGACCCTTATGCTCAAGTGCTTACTATTTGCGACCCAACAACTGGCGAAATTGTTGGCATTAATAAACCAACTTGGCGAATTTATGATTACAATTACAATATGTATTTAATTGAAGAGAGAGTGAATATGGTAACATTTATTGGTGGTAATGCGGCACTTATGTATGCTGTATAAAAAAATTTATTACATAATCAAATATAAATTATAAATTTTTAACCAATGTATAATCCATATTTAACAACAAAATCAATCATATTTTCAGCACCCATTGAATGATTGCATGCAAAACAAATTGGTCTTAAATTATTAATCTCGTGTGTGCCGCTATTTTTTTCACTTAATACATGACCCACTTCAAAATTTGTATTTGATATAGTTACTTTTTTACAACATAAGCATTTGTGTTTAATTATATCTTCTCCAATATAGTGATTCCATACAATAATTCGAACATTTTTGGGTATAGACTGTTTTTTTCTTTTAAGTTCAGATTTTTCTTCTTGTTTTTGCTTTTCAAATTCATCTTGTTTTTGTTTTTCAAGTTCGGCTTGTTTTTGCTTTTCAAATTCATCTTGCTTTTGTTTTTCAATTTCAACTTGTTTTTGTTTTTCCAATTCAGCTTGTTTTTGTTTTTCAATTTCTTCTTTCATTTTTTGTTCAATTTCTTGCTTTTGTTTTTCAAGTTGTTCTATTAAAGATAATTGAGATTCATTATTATTTTCATTAATTGTTTGAACTTGTTCAGGCTCGTCAATTTTAAATTTTAAGTTTGTTGCTAAATATGACATAATTTGAAGGATTATTGATTCTTTTTTAGCAGTTGCTATTCCTTTAATATTATACTGTTTACAAATAGTTTTTAATTCATTAGCTTTTAGATTTTTTAAATTTACTTGAATGTCTACAAATTTTTCTAATACCATTTCAATTAATTCTGTTTTTTTTACTTTTGGAATACTTGTAAATCCTGAATTTTTAATTTTATCTTTTATATTATCAACCGTTAATTTATTTAACTCAGCTTCTAATTTTAAAACAATATCAGCAAATTTATTGTCATAATCAGATAATGAACTATTATCAGTTATGTCCGACACAACTGTTTGATTGTCATATTGAAGTTCAATTTCGCAAGAAATGTCTGTCATTGTATAATCTTTATAAAAGACATTTGTTTATATTAATTTTATCAATTTTATTTATTAATACAAATAAATAAAATAAATCTACGTAATATGCTATTTACACCCTTGAAGATTTAAAATGGGACAAAACCCACTAAAAATCAACAAGGTTTGCCTATTTCAAGGCATGTAAATTTTGGTTTTACTGGTTTTTCTGGTTTTATTTTTACGAGAATAATTACGCTTTTTACTTTTATATATTCTTAATTTTGCCATTATATAATTAATAAATATTAAATAAATATTAAATATAAATTTTCATATTATAAATATGGAAATTTATGATAGAACAGAAGATTATTATTTATATCCTCATTTAGATAAGTATAATTCAATAGATGATTTTGATTTATTTGCTGTTTATCCTTATTTACATATATATGAAGAAAAAGAATATTTAGCTATTAAAGTTATAATATTAGGTTTTTGTTTATTATCATTTACAGCAATATTATTTTTTAAATTAGAGAGAAATAAATTAATAATTAATGATGAAGAAAATAAAGAAAAAGATGATATGGCTTAATACAAAGTTCTTAAAGCCGAAGGCGACCGTCGAACAAAGTTCTTAAAGCCGAAGGCGACCGTCGAACAAAGTTCTTAAAGCCGAAGGCGACCGTCGAACA